GGTGGCAACATCACTGGCTTTACGCTTGCTTCTGGGGTGGTTATTGCGTACCGCGCATAATGTCCCAGTTCCGATCCACTGGTGGGATGGATGACTCGATTGCCGAGGATGGTGATCGTGGGTTTGTCGGCGTGAACCAGCGGTTGCAACTAAACCAGTTGAAGGCTGGGGAGGTAAGGGAGTCTCTGAACGGGCGCATGGAAGGTTACTGGAAGCCCCGCAAGGTGGTGGTTTCTAGGACTGGTGCGTTGACCGTTGGGGGTGATCCGTTGCAGTTGCCGTTCTACCTGATTGATGTTGCCAAGACCATCTCGTCAGCGACATACGCCCCCAATGTGGTAACGATTACCATGTCCGCCAATCATGGGTTTGAGATTGGTTCTAGTGGGTATGCCGTAGTGGCTGGACTGACCTTTACTGGCACTAACAACAACGGGGCCAAGGTTCTGACTTATGTTTCAGCGAACCAATTAAGCTTCCCCGTAACTGGGGTGACTGCGGTTTCCGGGACTGGCACATTGTCCCAGATGCCGATTAACGATGCAGCTAACGCCAATGTCCGAGCCTCCTGTCTGTTCAGCGACCCCAACACCAATAATAAAGAATATGTGATTGTGGCGTTGGACACGGTTGCTAAGAAGATTGACTTGGCTGCTGTTGAGTCTAATTCCGCCTATGTTCCAGAGAATATCGCATATCCAGCTGGAACTGCCTTGGGCGCGGACACCGACATGATTCAAGTGTTCGACAAGGTGATGCTATTCCGAGAGGGGCAGCAGGCGTTGGAGTGGTATCCTAATGGTAGGCCCATTCTTTCTGCGTCACAGAGTGGAACCACCGTTACAATGCGCGTCCGTGAACACGGGCTTGTGGCAGGAACATCTGTAGTTGTCGCTGGTCTAACTGGTGGCACTCCAGCCAACGGAACATTTACGGTTCTTTCTGGCGCAGGGCTAACTCAAGACCAGTTCCAATACACCTTTGCTACAAGTCAGACCCAGACCTTTGTGGTAACTTCCGCCACTATGACTGACGGATTTACATTCTCTCCGGGCGGGGCTTACACTCAACCACAAGTATTTAATTCTAGCGGTAACCAAGTTTCGGTTTCTAATGGAGAGGTTTCCTTAAACCTTGGCGTATCCAACAATACCGTATTTGCTGGTGATGTTATTAGGGTTTACGAAAGCACGGTTCCAGAATTCTCAGCAATTGTTGGACAGGAATTCCAAGTGTCGTCGGCAACGCTGACAAACATCAAATTCTTTGCGCCTGTGGCAAATATCACTGCAAGCGGTTCCACTGGTCAGATTGAGTTTGGTGGTAGGTTCAGCGAGGGCGGTGGGTTCATGCATCAACCGGGTGCGCCTTGGGGTATTCACTTCCAACGCCGCCTGTGGGTTCCGTATTATTACGACCAGTCTGGGGCTTACAACGCAGTCACCTACACCGACCGCAAGATCACAGACGAGATTGCCGTATCCGACATTCTTGACACCACTACATTCGACCAGATCGAAAACCAGTTCCGTATTTCTGGTGGTACTGCTGACTATGTGGTTGGGATGCATGGGTTCTACGACGATGCGTTGATTGTCCTCAACAGAAACAGCATCCACCAGATTAAGGGGACTCAGGGGACTCTTTTAGACACTAGGGTTACAGAACTAACCTCCGAGGTTGGCTGCTTAGCTCGCAAGTCCGTAGTGATGAGGGCTAACACCATGATGTTCCTGTCGGACGATGGGGTGTATGGTATAGAGTTCCTTAACGATTACAACCTTCGCGGGGCCGAGGAGCCAATTTCCAAGAATATCCAGCCATATATCGACAGGCTCAACAAGGATTTGTCCAACAAGTCGGTTGGAATCCTGTTTGATAACAGGTACTACCTTGCGGTTCCGCTGGATTCCGCTCCGGGCATTAACGATGCTCGCGGAAATAACTCAATCTTGGTGTACAACTTCCTAAATGGAGGATGGGAATCGCTAGACACCTTTGGTGACACTAGATTCTTGATTGAAGACCTTATTATTGGTTCAGCGGGGGTAAGGAACAACCTGTATGCTGTGACCGCTAACGGTGGATTGCACCAATTAGAAGCGTTTGATGACTCTAATGACACTATTAGCGTATCCAACACTAATGATGTTAAGACATCAGCACCCATTCTGTCTAAACTAATCACCCGTGGCTACGACCTTGAGACATTGGAGCGGAAAAGGTACACCGACTCGCAGATCAATATGCAGGGGTTGCCCAGCCAGAATTCTGAATACCTAATTGAGTTTGCCGCTGAAGACCCAGACAACTCATCGACTATTGGCACTACCACTCAATTCCTTGATGGACAAATCTTACAATCAACCAACCCATTGGAGGCTGAAACAGCAAGCATTAGGTGCAGGCTTGGTGGTATTAGGGGCTATACAGGAACCATGATCTTGACAAGAACACAGGGTTCAGCCAAGATAAACTCAATCAAAGTTGCTGGATCAGTAACAAATAGACAAATCATCTCACAGAAATAAGTTATGGGCGCGGTTAATACAACATACACCTTTACTGCTACTGACACAATCACTAGCGCAAAGATGAATAATATCATCGACGAAACCGTGATGACTTCTGACGCTGTTCTTGGCGGATCTGGTGGAAGCGGTGGACTGGATATTGCGTCTGGCAAGTTGAGCATTTCCGCTAATGCAATTAACTCCAGTAGGCTCGCCGCAAGTTCGGTTACAACTAATGCCATTGCTGATGGAGCAGTAACCCCAGTAAAGCTTTCTCCATTTGGCCCGGCATGGAGTAACGGACTTAGCAACTTTAACATTCAGCAAAACGTTCTTGAGCTTGCTACTGGTATTACATCAAATTCTGGATGCTTTATTGACTTCCATTCAGTACACCCATTAACTGATTATGAGACTAGGATTGTGAGGGATATTGGAGTAGATGGGTGGTTTGCAATTCAAAACCAAGGAGCGGGAAGAATCTCATTTTCATCCGCTGGAGGGTTCCAGTTTGCGGATGCCCATATGCCCAATCCTGTTGGTAATGCTCCACTTTTTGGTGTTAGGGCATGGGTTAACTTTAATGGAAGAACCACAAACGGAACCTGCACAATTAGATCAAGTGGGAATGTAAGCAGCGTTGTTAGAACTAACACTGGAAAGTATACAGTTAATTTTACCACTCCGATGCAAGGACTTAATTACATGGCAATATGCAATTCTGGGTCAGCGGGGACACCAAGGTTTGCTTGTGCCGATAGAACAAGCATTACTACTAGTTCGATTAAAATTGAAATTGACAACCTAAGTGGAGGCCCGGCTGACTTGAGTGAAAACAATGTCATGATTATGGAATGAACCAGCACCTAGCTAAAGCAATAGCAATTTATGAACAAGAAGGTATCGACTTCCAGCAACTTCTCACATGGCACTTATGTCATGGCATTGTTGTTTGCGATATGGATTGTTTTGCTATGGGCTTTAGTGCGTTCCGTGGAAACCCAACTCAAGCAGTCCATGTCGACGATGGTGACACCTTGTTTGTCACATTCTCCACTGGTGATATGCGCGGAGCGTTATCTAAATACATTCAAAACTACGACTTTATTGCATTCCAACGCAGCTTCAAAGGAAGTGACCGCGTAAGAATCCACGACATATACAAGTTTTGTTCAAAGTTAAAAGAAAGTTAATCCAATGGGAAGCAAACCTAAATCAGTTCAAGCACCAGTTGCGAACTACTCAAAAGATATATCAAAAATGCTCGCGGCGTATCAAAAGTCGATGCCTGGCATTTTGTCGTTTGAGCAACAATATCGCCCACAGTTTCAAGACCTCAATCTTCAAGATGTTTCTCGGTTTGGACTTGGAATGCTTGGGATGTCTCCAGAGTTCACCCAACAGACGGCACAGCAACTTGGTGCGGCGCGTGAGGCTGAACTCGGTCAGATGACTGGACAAGCTGGGCTCACCCGTGGGCTGATGGCTGGTCTATCACCCGAACAGGCGAGTGCAGTACAACAAGCGCAACAAGAGTCACAACGCGCATATGCCTCAGCTCAAGGTGTAACGCCACAGGAGCGGCGCATGTATCAGCAAACAGCTAGAGAAGGCGCACAAGCCGCTGGTCGTGTTGGTGGAAATGCCGCCATTGCTTCAGAGATCATGGGCCGTGAGGACATCATGGCGCGGAAGCGAGCAGAGGCGGCACAAGCTGGACAACAAGCGTTCAATCTTGCAGGTCAGTTTTACACCGCACCCGGACTCCAGCTTCTTGGTAGCCAACCTCTTTCCTACCAAGTTGGCAACCAAATGATGGGCCTTGGTCTTGACGCAATTGGTGCTGGTAAGCCTCAACTCTTTGATGTTGGATCTGCGCTTAACCTTGGTGCTGCTAACAGGCAGAACGCCGTTGGTGCAGGGTCAGCTAACGCACAGGCAAGCGCAACACGTTCTGCTGGCATGATGGCCGCAGGTGGGGCTGTCGCTGGAGCAGTAGGAGCAGCACTCATTTAATGACAAAACTTGAAAAAACAAAACAGCTAATTGCCTCTGGCGCAAAGCACTTCCCAAAAGGAATGATTTGTTGGTCTGGCGGCAAAGATAGCATGGTTTTGTTGCATGTCATGCGAGACATGGGGATTGAGCTGCCATTAGTATTTTTTCGAGAACCGTGGCAACCATGGAAATATAAGTTTCATGATAAAATCGTGCAGGATTGGGGGTTGCTTGTTTACTCGTGGCATCCTTATCAATCAGCATTCCAACAAGAAGGCGATGAGTGGGAGGTTCAAAATCACTACAGAGCGAACTCAACAATCTTAACTTGTCCAACTGGAATTACCGAGCCGACAAACGACACTAAGTTTGCTTGTGCTTTGGATATTCTTAAACGGCCAAAGCAGCATTACCTTGAAGTACCTGCATTTGATTGCCTGTGGATTGGTCACAAAGGATGCGACTCAGACCCAATTCTAGGTGGTGATGCTGGAACAAGAATTGAATCAAGGGTTTTGACTGAACAGGCTACGATGATGTTCCCACTTCGTGATTGGACTCATGAAGATATATGGGATTACATTGAGGCAAACAATGTTCCATACGATGAGGATCGTTACGAGAAACTCAATGGGGTCTGGGGGGAAAAGATAGACAAACGCCATAATGTTGATTATGTTCATGCCTGTACTAGCTGTATCAATCGAAACCCACAATCACCTAAATTTGTATACTGCCCAAAACTAAGCATGACCATTGAAAATATTTCCTCTCTTGTCCCTTGGGCGGATCAAGAAAAATTAAGCTACATGAAAGACTAATAATATGCCATACGGACAAGGACAGATGCTAGGAGCGGGTGTAGACCCACGGATGTTTGTGCAGGATTACTCTGGCTTCACAAGGGCTGCGGAGATCCAAGCGCAGGGGATACAGAACCTTGGGCAAGGGATTGCACAAGGGATAACTCAAATTGGAGATTACTACAAGCAACAAAAGGAAAAGGCTAAGTCTGTTGATACTGCAAGCCGTATTGCTGGATTGCTTGAAGCTAAAGCCCCAGACCTAGTTCCGGGAATTGGGCAACTTAAATCTACTCTTGACGACCAAGAGATACCATTGTCTAAGCGAATTGCTGCCGCAGAATCGCTGTTTGGAACAATGAAAACTGGGTTTGAAGTTCAGCAACTTATCAATCAAAACGCAATGATGAACCTTCGCCAGCAGAAGTTTGCTGCATCACAAGGTGGTGGTGGATCTGGCGGAGGCGGTTCTTCTGGAGGTGATGGTGGTAATTGGAACAGCTTAACGCAATAAACAAAAATGGACTTTATTAGTTTACTTCCACAAAATGCTGGGCCTGTAACCAAAAGCAAATTTAAGGATGCTTCAAGGAAGGTTCAGATGCTCCGTAACAGGGGGCTTGCCGCCGATGCTGACCTATTAGCTAGTGATATTGCAGGTGCGCTTCAATCTGGTGACATGACCGCTATTGGGTCTGCTATAAAGTCCCTTGATGATTATTATTACAAAGCTCCAAAACCTCAAGTCTCCACCAAAGAAGAGAAGGAGCAAACGCCAGAATACAGTTCTGATGAGCTTGCGGTGCGCATTCAAGACTCCATTGCGCTTGCCGATGAGCGCGGGATTGATCTTCCAAACTCTGATCTTTCTAGGCTTTCGTCGTTTGTTGCAAAGGGTGACACGAAGAAAGCTAGTGAGCAACTAGCGAAGGTTTCTTCTTTTATCGACAAGTCTCTTGCAATCCAAACTGAAGAGGAAAAGAAGCCAAAGGTTCTTGCTGACGGAACACAGATTGAAATCGGGTCTAAGTCTGGCACGAGATATATGGGCGGACAGCCAGTAAGCAAAGGAGCAATCAACTCTAATGTATTTAACTCGATGTATCAAAAGGAACCTAAAGCTGAAACTGAGGCAATGGGTGTTCCATTTGTTTCTCAAGCTCCAGTTGCGCTTGGACAAACTTACGATGTCGCGCCAGTTGAGGGAGTTGTGGCTCAACCAGAGGTTTACACTCAAGGAATTCAAACCGCTCCAACAAGCATGGAGGAAAAACAAATTACCATGCGTAAAGCATCAGAGGCATATAAAGCTGGTAATGATGAAGAGGCTGTTATCTTAATGAACGCTGCTGGCGGCAAGGGTCTAATGGGTGTATTTACCAAGACTGACCTACCAGATGTTTTTGGTGAGCGGAAGCAACAAGAACTTCCTTTATCCATCGAGGTCAAAGGCAAAACCTACAACAGACCCAAGGAATTTACCGATCAAGAGTGGGACGAGTACATTAAAACCATTCAGTCACAAAACAAATAAAGACAACTTCAAATGAGTCCGGAAGAATGGCTAAGGCAAAAGCAAGAAAAAAAAGCCACGCTGTCTCCAGAAGAGTGGCTTGCTCAGAAAAAACAAAACGAGCAGGTAGCGGAGAACCTTGACAAAGAGGCACAAGGTATCCAGCCAACTGTTGATATTGATGGAGTTGCAATACCAGTTACTGCAAAACGGACGCAAGAATCTGTAAATAAGGAGCTTGAATCTAGGGTTAAAGAGGCAGAGAAAAACCCAGAGAAGGAGCCGTCACTTATGCAAATAGGTGCTGGGCTTCTAGCAGAGATTGGAATTGCAGAAAGCTCCAAGGTTGCTGGTACACTAGCAGGTGGTGCTATTGCCGCTGGTATAGGACAAGTCCCACCATTTACCGTTCTTCCAGAGGAATTTATAACAGTTCCGATTGGAATGGGAATTGGTTATGCCACAAGTGCTACTGGTGGTGGGGCAGTTGGAAGTATTGCGGCTCAAAAAATTGAGGGCCGTGATTCAATCAACTGGGGCAGAACTGCTGTCTCAGCATTGATGAATTGGATTCCAGGAAGCAAGATCACAAAGGGGCCACAGGCATTAGTTAAAGCATCTGAGGCATTAGCTAAACGCCCCATTGCAACTACTGCTGCTGTTGGTGCTGTCGCGGCCCCTACAACGGTTGCCGCTGAAGAGCTTTATGAAACTGGCGAGCTTCCTAGTACCGGTGAACTTGCGGGATCTAGCGTTGTTGCTGGATTATTTGGGGCTGGCATCGGGAAGACCCAAAAAGAAATGATCCCTATTCTGAAGAAGTTTGCTGGAAAATCCCCAAATGAATTAAATAACTTAGTCAACCGTGGAGATAGCGGGGCAGTTTCTTATGTTGATGCGCTGACTCAAGATGTGGACCCCAAGGACTTTTTGACCAAGGACAACCTGAAAGAGTTTATTGGAACTCTTGGGCAAACCGCAAAGGCTAACATTGCTCCAACCAAAGTCGTTGGAAAAGAGGCAGCTCAAGCAATGCGTGACGCAGCCAACATTGCTTCTACTGGTCGCGAGGTTGGAGGCATCCTTGGTTCTAGGGTAAATGACGCTATTGCCAAGTCTTCCGATCCATCCGCAGTCCAGCAGTTTGCGTTGGAGTACATCACAGGTAAAGCCCCTAAGGTTCCCAAGGAGCTTGAGTCTCTTGCTGCTGATCTTTCTCAAGCCAGAAAGTACATTGCTGAGTATCAAGATGGACTTCTTGAGATGCACTACAATGGGCAAAGAAAAATGCCAGACCTTCTTGCCAAGTATATCGAAGAAAGCAAGAATGAAGGTGATTACCTTACTAGATCTTACGCTTTCTTTGGAGACGCAAACTATTCTCCATCTAAACAATCGTCTCAAGAGTTACTTGACGACCTAACAACGAAGCCTCGCATTGGAATAGATGAGCGTAAATTTATCCGTAAAACTGATGCTCAGGGCAACAGGCTTGAGGTTGACAACCCTAATTACGGCTCTGAGATTGATCTTCCTCCAATGAGCAGGGTGGATGCGGAAAAGTACATAGCTGACCTAAACGCAAAAAAGGCCAGTAATCCAGATGAGCTACACAATTGGATCTACTCTCAGAACGCTGGAATCCTAAAAGAGAAGAAGGACTTATCTCCAGCGTTAAGGAAGTACCTTGGTGAGTATACAACACCAGGTGAAAAGATCAGCGAGACTATGTCAAAGCTATCTAGGCTTGTAGCATACGATAAAGCTGACAACCAGATCTCTAATATCTTTAGAGATATGGGGATCGCTAAGTTTGCTGGAGAGGGAGTGGAGGGACTTCAGCCGATCAAGTTACGCAGAGGAAACGCAAGAATCGGAGATCAAGAGCTTTACGGTCCACCGGAATTGCAAGTGGCAATCAATCATTTGTACGCAAATGGCACTGACAATGCAGCGATGGACTTTGCTGAAAAAACCGCAAAAGACTTGTGGCAAACATCGGTATCTGCCTCGAAGGCAGCAAAGACTGTATTTAACCCAGTCTCATTTGCGTCCAATTATATTTATGGCCCAGTAAACATAGCTGGAATGGGCATGAATCCATTTAAAGACTTCAAACAGGGTGGCAAATTTGCTGCCGCTCAATTTGAGTCGATAGCCAAAAAACTTTCCAATGTTGATTTGGACGAGTTCAAAAGGAAAAAAGAACTTGGGCTTATTCCACAGGGTCTGACATTTTCTGACATACAAGCTGGGTTGCAATCCGGATCAATCGGCAAATCTGCACAAAAGGTAATAGACCCATTTGGGAAATTATATAGTTCTTTCGATGTTATTAACAGGCTTGCTACTGCAAAGAATTACGAGTTACAGCTCACTAGGCAATTCCCTAATGCGCCGCTTGATTTGATTGAAAAGCAGTCCGCCGAGTTTACAAATAATACATTCCAAAACTACGACTTTGTAAATAGAAACTTTAAGACCCTTTCAAGATATGGTGTTCCGTTTGGCCAATTTGCAACATTTACTGTTGAACTGGCTCGCAATCAGTACAACCAAGGAAAGCTGATTAAGAAGATGCTCGATGGTTCCTACGCCCAAGAGCTATCTGGGAAGTTTGGGGTGGAGGCAAATCAAAAAGCAATTAGAGATGAGGCCATCAAAAAAATGGCATCCCTTGCTGTTGTCTACGGAACAAGTGCAATGACCATAGAAAAAACAATGGAGTTCCTTGGAACCACTAGGGAAAAGAACCGAGCACTGCGCGAAACAGTTTTGCCGGAATATGCTGAAAAGCGTCCATTGTTTATCACATCAGATCCAAAGACTGGTGATGTAAGGTGGATGAACACATCTTATCTAATTCCTCAACAACAGTTTGTTGGCCCGTTTATGGCAGGGTTTAATGGCAGGTCGTTCGGGGAGGGTTTGAAGTATGGAGTCGAGGGCATTAGCGAAGACATTCTTGGAGAAGGATCGTTCACAATGAATGCTCTTACCCAAGCTCTAAATAATTACGATTTTGAAAGAGATCGCAAAATAACTACGGCTGAAGATCCGTCAACAAAGATGCTTGATAAAGGCAAGTTTTTTGTCGGTGAGCTACTGACTCCTGGTTTTGTAAATGAAGTGGAAAAGTCAAAAACAAGACCAGTAAGTCAAACCGCTCAAAGACTGCTTGGCCTTCGTTTTAACGACACAACAATAGATAAAGGGTTTGGGTTTAGGGCTAGATCCTTAAACGATAACCTTAATACTGAACGATCCAATATCAAGTCAGCAAGGTTTCGTGTTGAAGATGGAAAGATGAGCCAACAGGAATTTGATAATATCTACAATCAAAGCAACCAGTCATACAGGGACAATCTTCAATCCCTAAACCGCCATGTAAGTAACTTGCGAACAATTGGACTTGATGAAGGCAAGATTGCAGGAATGCTCCGAGATAACGGATTTGGCAGCGAGATTTCCCTTGCGGCTCTTGATGGGGAGGTTCTTGATGCGCCCAAAATTAAGCGTGATACAATCACAGATGCTTATGATGAGATTTCCACTCTCCCAAGAAAAGACCTTGAAGCAAGGATTCGTGAGATTGCTAAGCAAGATCCAAACAAGGGTAAGTCGTTGGCAAGCCACCACAAACAACGCCTTATTGATGACAGACTGAACATTGGTGATAAAGACAAACTGGTAAAAGCACTTAGCTCTAGCGATGGGACTAGGGCTAGATACATCTGGAAGCAGATGCAGAAAAACCAAGAGCCAGACTCTGTTCTTAAAATGTTCATGAAGAAGGGCATTGCTACGCCAGAGGTCGTGCGCGACATTAGAATCCTACAGAAGAAATGAAGACAAAAAGTAAAAAGCAAGTAGGTTACCTGCTCAGCAAGGGTTCTCCGCTTTCCTCGACGCAACAGAATAAGCTCAAAAAAGAGTTGCACTCTGGGGCCGTTAAGGTTAAAAACGGCAAGAAGACCAAATGAGCGACGAAGACCTATCAGCGATTGATAGCAAAGAGGCGATGAAAGAGTTCTTCCTTGAGGTCAAGGAAAGGGCTAAGCAATTCCCTCGGAACACTATCGAGAACTACAACCCGAATGTGGCGGCACAGATCCTTTGGATGCTGGCGCAGGGTGGGCGTATCAATGCTATTGCAAAGAAGTGCAGGGTGACGCATGAGACTGTTCGTGCGCTGGAGTGGAGGCATAACGATACGCTGGAGTCAAAGCGTAAAGAGTTCTCAAAACGCTACGCTATTGCTGCGGCTGAGTACACAGATCTGTTGTTCGAGAAAGCCGAACAACTGAGCCGTGATCCAGACCAGCTCAAGGCAATCTCACCAGACCGATTAGCGTTGACTATTGGCATTATGACCGATAAGGCTGGACAGCTTTCTGGTATGGCGAGTACCATTGTTGAGCATCGCAAGGGGCCGTCTATTGATGATGCTGCCAAGATGATTGCGGAAGCTAAGTCTCGTATTGCCAATAAAGTCAAAGCCCAAGCAGTTGAAGCTGAAATCGTAGAATGATACCAGAACCAAAATCAAGATACGCTGACCACCTCAAAGATGGTGGAAATCTAGTTCGCCACTACATGGTCGAGCATGACGGCGTTCAGCACAAGTGCCATACGCTTTGCTACGCTTCGTATCTAGCCGAGAAGTTCAACGCTAAGATTTGGAATGTGGTGCTGGAGAAGTTCGTCAAACCCTTCATTGGCGTATGTAAGCATTGCAAGAAGCGTCGAGAGCTTCATTTCGTTGACGGGAATAGAGGGTCGTTACCTCCAGAGGACGATACCTTTGGGTGTAAGGAATGCGGCAGCGTTTACAGGATTGTTGACATCCTCATGGAGACAGACGCATACAAAACCAAGTAATGCAGTGGCGCAAACATCCAATCCTTCAGCCTCCCAGCGATGACGAGGTAGCATTGATGGAGCCAGATGATCTCGTTGAGCTTCATCGAATCTATCATGAGGCCATCGAGAACGCTGAGAAAGACCCATTCCGCTATGGGTTTAGGCTTCCGCATTGGGAGAAAGCTGAAGAGCAACTAGCGCAAGTCTCTGAAGTTCTAGCACTCGGGGGGAATCGCAGCGGCAAAACTGCGTGGGGTTCTTACTGTGTTGTCAAAGCTGCCATCGAAAACCCAAAGTCGGAGATCTTTTGTTTTGCCCAGACCTCAGAGGTAAGCATCCGCCAGCAACAAAGCGCGGTGTGGAACTGGTTGCCGCATGAGATGAGGACAAAGCAAACCTCGGCTAATGCCTACATTTCGTACACGAAAAAGAACGGTTTCACGGATAACTCGTTGATTTTGCCTAATGCTTCACAGATCATCTTTAAGACCTACTCTCAGTATCAGAATAACCCAACTATCCTAGAAGGCGCGGAGCTTGGTAGCCGTGACCCCCAGTGGCACAATATTGGCGTATGGCTCGACGAGTACCTTCTTGGTAACGAGCTTATTGACACCCTGCGCTTCCGTCTTGCTACCCGCAACTCCAAGATGCTGGTAACATTCACCCCGATTGATGGGTGGACGGAAGTGATTAAGGAATACTTAGATGGGGCTGCAAGCGTCCAGAGCGTCGAGGCTGAGCTGCTCAACGGCGAACTTGTCCCCTATGTCCAGCGTAGTAAAAAACGCAATGCCAGCGTCCACTACTTCCATAGCAAGGATAACCCTTTCGGTGGCTACGAGCGAATCAAGGAGACCCTAGTTGGAAGGCCTCGGGAGGAGATCCTAATTCGCGCGTACGGGGTTCCAGTTAAGTCCCACGCCACCAAGTTTCCCAAGTTCAATAAAGAAGTCAATGTTGTCCAGCCATCAGAGATCCCAACTACGAATGTTACTCGCTATCAGATTATTGACCCGGCGGGTGCAAAGAATTGGTTTATGGCTTGGATTGCTGTGGATGCGTCTGGTACATTTTGGGTATATCGTGAGTGGCCGGGTGTCGATGTAGGCGACTGGGCTGAGTGGAAGGGTGGGAAGTGGATGCCAGGACAAGGGGCTAAAGGACAGGGCTTTGGTATCCGTGACTACATGGACTTAATTGCCGAGCTTGAGGGTGACGAGAAGATCTTTGAGAGACTGATTGACCCTCGGCTTGGAGCTGCCAAGTACCAGTCAGCGGATGGAGCATCCTCTATTATCGAGGATTTGAACGATGCCGGCATGGTTTGTATTCCAGCTCCAGGGTTAGACATCGACGATGGACTACAGGCACTTATTGGCAAGATGTCATGGGACACCACTAGACCTGCAGATTCGGTCAATCGACCGCATTTCTATGTCTCATCAGAGTGTGAGAACATCATCCAAGCGTTGGCTGAATATACAGGAGAAGGCGGTCTAAAAGAGGCATGGAAGGACCCAATTGATACGTGCCGCTACGCCGCTATTGCTGGAATAGATCATGTTGACGAAACCCGAAATCTTGCTACAAGACAGGGAGCTGGAGGCTACTAACAAGCTATGAAAACTCAAAACAAACCGATAGTTGCCGAGGAACTTATCATCGATTGCCTAAAAGAAGCGTATCTTAAGAGGGCAAAAATGGAAGAATACGGGAAAACCCCTAGACTTACGGAGGAGATTGAAACCCTTGAACATGCGATTCGATACATGAAATCTAAACTAAACCATGAAAACAGCACCAACTAAGAAAGCAGCAAAGCGCGGTCGCCCACCTAAAGCTAAGCCAGAAACCCTTGATTCCCCCGTGGAACCTCAAGATGATACCACCTATGAGGGTGATTATCTAGTTATCCGCAAATGCCCAAACCCTAGTTGGGTAATGGTTCGCATGGATGGTGAGGCAGTCCCAGTTAAGGCTCCACCTAGGGTATCGCACAAACTAGTTGGCAAACCTATAAAAGTTGTTATGATACGCCCAGAAGTAGGCGAGCAGTTCTACGAATACATGCCATCATGAGCGCACCAACAGAAGAGCAAGAAGAGTCGATGATCTACGCCGAGGACGGTCCTAATGTCATGGCGTTGGCTGATGCCTACGACAAATGCCTTATTGACTTGGAGGAGTACTTCGAGGCTTGCTTGCGCTCGTATGATGACCGCCGAAACCTCTGGGAAGGGAAATCTGACGACCTCCGCAAACAGGGCGCAAATGCCTTTCCTTGGCAGGGGGCGAGTGATATTGAGGTCAATGTCGTCGGGGAGCGTATCGACGCATTTGTGGCCATCCTAGACCAAGCATTGCAGCGTTCCCACATTAAGGCGTTCCCGACATCAATGGCATCTATGCCACGGGCCTCAATGGTGTCTGGGTTCCTTAAATGGATGCGCTCGTCTTATATCCCAAACTTCCGTCAACAGATGGAATTGGGTGCTAATTATCTGCTAGAGAAGGGGTTGATGGTGTCATATGTCGGATGGAAGCGTGAAAAAAGGACATATTTGCAACAGGTATCCATCGAGGAAATCGCACAAGTCTCCCCCGATCTAGCGGAACTTATTGTTAGTGGTGCTGATGACGAGATGGTATTAGGTATGCTTCAGACAGCATTCCCCGACCTATCGTCAAAGCGTGCAAAAAAAGCCATTATGGATCTTCGTAAGAAGGGTCTGGCTGAAGTCTCTGTCCCTCGTACATCGGTAGATTGCCCAGTAGTTTACTCATGCGCCCCCGATGGCGAGGTTCTTTTCCCATCGTATGTGACTGATCCTCAACGCGCTCCGTATGTTTTCTGGCGCACATTCCTAACATCTCAGGAGCTTGAGAAAAAAGTAACCTCTGAAGGCTGGGATGCTGATTGGGTTGAGAACGCTATCGAGCGACTTCGTGGCAAGGACTCCATGTACCTCGACGGCGAGAAGCTCAAGACAATCGACCGCTTGCCTATCACGGACGACAACGACCTTGTTATGGTGGTGTATGGCTACCAGCGTTTGATCGACGAAGAGGACGGCAGCGAGGGCATTTACTGTACGGTCTTCCACCCAACCACAGAAGGCTTCGCCAAACACGAACTCCTCAACGGCTATGACGACTACCCCTTTGTGGTTACGCGCCTATCGAACGACCAGAAGCGCATGTACGAAACCCAGACCTTCTCGGACATCCTCCGTGGAGCGCAAATGCAAATCAAGACCGAGCGTGATTCTCGTATTGATCGTGCTTCTCTGGCTACTCTCCCTCCATTGTTGCACCCGGCTGGTCGTCCTCCCTCTGATTGGGGGCCAGGCGTAAGGGTTCCGTATCGTCGTTTGGGTGAGATCCAATGGGGGCCACCGCCTCCAGCCGACAATGGTTCTGTTGAGGTTGAAGTATCCATGACCGCGCAGGCAGATCGTGCCGTTGGTCTGGATATGTCCAACCCAATCTCCGCCTCCCGCCAGCAATTCGTGGTATCTAAGTTCTTGGATCATGTCCGCGATGTGCTGAACATGGCGTGGAAGTTGTATCAGCGCATGGGGCCGGACGAGGTGTTCTTCCAAGTTACTGGCAATCCAAACCCACAGGTGATGACCAAGGGTTCGGCTGATGAGAACTTCAGCATCGTGGTGAACTTTGACTCACAGAGCAACGACCCAGAGACTGCCGAGACTCAGCTCAAGAATATGGTGTCATTGGTGCAGCTCGACCGTAATGGCATTATGGATGTCAACAAGTTGCTTGAGTTTACGGCATCCAGCATCAACCCAATCTTTGCTGACTATGTTCTACAACCCGCTGAGGAAGCTCAACAGAAGGTCGCTAAGAATGTCACAGATGACCTTGCTAAGATATTCGCTGGAATCGAAGTTCCTGCCCAGCCTAATGGCGCACAGATGGCAATGCAGATGATCCAAGCGTATGTCCAGCAACCAGACATCATGCAACGCGCGCAGCAGGACGAGGCGTTTGCAGCACGACTTGAGAAATACAGCCAGCAATATTCCATGATGCTCATGCAAGCTCAGAACGCTGAGATCGGTCGCATCGGCACAGCCCCAGCTCAAATGGGCGGAATGACAACTCAAGGAATGGGACAAGGATAACTTATGAAAAAAGGTAAATCATGTGGCTGCGACCACGAAAAGATGGAGCGTAAAGGCAAGGGTAAAGGTAAAGGCTATGTCGAGATTGAGATCAAGATGAACCGTGTGCCTAAGAAGACCGCCAAACGCAAGTAAGCCATGAAATCCAAGATGATCAAACGAGCGGATGGTTCCATGTCCAAACATGGGCTTTACGACAACATCCGTGCCGCTGCTGGTTCTGGTAAGAAGCCCACCAAGGAAATGCTCAAGCAAGAACGCAAGATCAAACGCGCAGAGAAGCGCAAGTAAGCTATGACACCGATACCGAAACCAAGCATCCAAGTAGCCGTAGAAGCCCTCCGTGACCGTGAGGAGTATGCCGCTATCCTCCAGTTTATCCACGATGAGCGTGAGAAGTTCTTTGGTGACTTTCGCCAAGCAGAATCATCGAATGATGTGATGAAGCTCGCAGGAAGCATCTCTACGCTGGATGAATTACTCTCAGTGTTATCCTAACAATCAATATAGAAAATAATAAATCATGATGAATCGCCAAGGCCTTAACAAGGCAATCTCCAACAAGATACAGTCAATGGGTGGCATGAATGCCATGAGAACCCAAGCCGCAAAAGCAATGCCTACAAGCATGTTTTACCGACCAGCTATATCACAGAATAAGGCTCGCGGAACAATGTCGTCTGCTACTTACAAGCCAATGGGTGGCATGTGACTGCTTGACAAACCCGCTAGAATGGTCTAAGCATTTCTCGAACCTGCTTCGGTAGGTGTTTTGTTTCGTTTCATCGTTCATAGTTTGGGAGAAGGTCACAGGTTAAAATCTGTGGCCTTTTCTTTTGTCCCATGCTACATGGTACTTAAGCATGGTACTTAGCGTTACTAAAGGTTAAGTTGACTTACACTTGACTTATACTTGTGACCTTTAATTAAGACAGTCACCTCGCTTACGCTCGATCAAACTTCCCTCCGAGAGGAAAAAGACACACCAACCTCTTAGGGCCGTTTTAACAAGCCCTATGATTCGTGGTCTACCATGTGGAACCCCTATCTCTAGAGACCCAATTCGGTTGTGCGCTCTTCCCCCCGCTTCGGATTAAAGCCTATAACGGACGCTGGATGATAGGTTGGAATCAGAGCCAGCCGCGAGCCTAATGGTAGTGAAGTATTCTCATACCCCTTTGCCCGTCCTAATGGCTGTCTCGTTCCACTAGGAACTAGCACCTTGAAAAACAAAGGGCTAGCACGAGGAGGTCGGAGTACTCGTGCCAGCCCTAGATCCATTGCTCTACGCGCCGGAGGGGTGAATAGTGACGATGAGTCCGACCTCTCGTCAACGCCAAAATACATTATTTTACCGTCCAGTCAATAGGAAATATTTAAGGTCGCAATTTGCGGCCAAGGGTTAGGCTAACCCTAAAGACGCATGCTTGAGCCGAAAGACGTATGTTAGACGGGAAAAGACGTATGTTTTTGCGTCAAATCTTGTGACAAATTTAACCCAGTATTTATCACGGTTTTGTCAGAAAAACTACACATTATTTCTGACATAATGCGTCAAGTCTAATACCTTACCAAACTACTTGACTTAGTAAGGATTAAATGCTTGACTTCGTTCATCGCCACCGCAGGGCGTTAACCAGCGTACAAAATGACTAATACCAATCAAGCTAACGCCGAAGCTGAAGAATCGGTGGACAATATCTCATTCGAGGAGCTTATCGCTCGGAGAATTGGGGAAGCAACTGCACCAGAGGAAACCGAAGAGGAACCCCAGGATGCCGAGGAAACCGAAGAAACCGAACCTGCCAGTCAAGATGACGAGGAAGAGGTGGAGGAAACCGAGGAAGAATCCGAGGAGGAATCAGAGGAAGCCGAGGAGCAGTCAGACATAGACCTGTTGAATCTCTCACCGGAGCAGATCCAAGAGCTTGCCAAAAAAGGTAAGAGTCGCCTCCTTCAACGGATTGGTGAACTCACCGCCCAAAAGCGAACCTTAGAGGAGAAGCTCGCGGCTCAACCGCAGATGACTCGTCAAGTCGAGGAAAACGAGATCCCAGAGGCTATCCGTAAATTGGAGAGCTTCGAGAACCTCAAGGACTTCTACGACGAAATGACGAAGACTCTAGAGTCAACGGACGAGATCTTGGACGAACACGAAGACTACGGCCCCGATGACATCATCACCGTTGGCGATAAAGAGTTCACCAAGCGTCAAATCCGCAAGGCCAACAGGAACGCCAAGGAAGCACTAACCAAGTACATCCCAGCTCAACAGCAGCAGTTGATCAAAGTTGCTCAGTTCGGTGAGATGTCCAAGCAGTACTCCGAGGCAGCACGAAAAGAAGTTCCAGAGATCCAAGACAAAGAGTCCGAGATCGGAAAGAACTACAAGGTGCTAGTCGAAGATCCCCTAGTTTCCAGAGTGAAACGCGAAATCCCCGAGATTGGGATGCAAATTGAATACATTCTTGCTCATGCGGCAAGGTCTATTTTTGGAAAGAAAGCTAAGGCTATCCAAGCTGGAGCTGGGAACAAGTTGAAGGTGTCACCACCCGCTTCCCCAGTTGGATCTGGTTCGGTTAAGTCTGGTTCTAACGCCAAAGCAAAGGTCAAAGACGCATATAGCAGGTTTGAAACGACTGGTTCGGTCGATGATTGGGTTGCCTCACGAATCGCTAAGTTAAAATAACCTTTATTTAAATAATCATTATGAGTATCTCAAATACCTATCAACCAAATGCGCCCCAAGCCAAGACTGGCACGGGTTCCGCTATTTCCAACCGCGAAGATCTCTCTAACGAGTTGACCCTCCTTGCTCCCGAAGAAACCCCGCTCCTTAGCCTTTGCGCCAAGGGTAAAGCAAGTGGTACTTTCAGCGAGTGGACTGCCGATGTTCTTTCGGCTCCTTCGACTGCTGGTATCTCTGAAGGTACGGATGTTACTGCCTTTGATGACAAGTTCGCTAGCCGCGCTCGTCTTGGCAACTACACCCAAATCTTCCGCCGCGACTACATCGTGTCGAACCTGCAACAAGCCGTTAGCTCCGTTGGCCCAGCAAACGTTGCACAGGCTGAGGCAAAAAGTATGAGGGAGTTGAAGCGCGATGTCGAAGCTGCTATCTGCTCGGACAATGATCGTACCGTTGAGAACGGTGCTGGCACTCCATACGCCCTCCGTGGTCTTGGTGACTGGCTCGACTCGGCTGGCCCCTCGGATGTTCCTGCTGCTTATCGTACGCCTTCGGCCTCGATCCTTGCTGCTGCTCCTACGGACACGACCTTCAATGACATCATCGCTTCGATCTACACAGTCAATGGCGAGGCTAATAACCTTACCCTTATCGCTGGTGTTGCTCTCCGCAAGGTGATCTCGAACTTCCAACGTTCGTCTGGTCAAGCTGCCTCGGAAGCTGTTTACCATATCAACCAAGACGCATCGTCCAAGAAGATCACCCACGCAGTGACCCTGTACGACTCCGACTTCGGTGTTGTTAATGTCATCAACGGCAACCCTTCCTGTATGCCTGCCGCTACCCGTGGTTATGTGGTGAATCCGAAGTATCTCGGCTTCAATACCCTTATCCCGATGGGTTCGACTCGCCTTGAGAACCAAGGTGGTGGCGAGCGTGGTTTCGTGGACATGGTTGGAACGCTTGTTTGTAAGCACCCTGGCGCACACGGCAAGATCGCTTACTAATCCGCAACTAAACACTAAAAGAAAGAAAATATTATGCCACAACTCGTCAATCAAGAATCGCGTGGTTTCACGCATTTCTTCCGCATCACTGGTACTGAACTTGCTACCACTGGTTACCTCACCTCGTCGGAGAAGCTTATCGCTTCCCTCCCCGCAGGTGGCATCATCACCAACGCAGCCGTTGTTGTTAATACCGCACTTGCTGGTGCGTCTGACATCACGATCTCCGTTGGAACGGTGACTGGTACTGCTACCAACCTGATCGCTAGCACAGACCTCGACAACCTTACCAAGGTTGCTTACAACACTGGTTCAGCGGTCGACACGGAACCCGGCCTCATCAACAACACCACTGCAGCGACCCCTGTGTTCGCTCGTTTTGGTGGAACCGTTGCCAACCTTACTGGCGGCGAATTTACGATTGCACTTACGATCCTTGATCCTGGTGCTATCTCCTAATCCCTGATAGCGGGGGGTGGGTTCTATCCC